ACTGCTGTTGTATGAATATTACAAAGTGTCAATCCAATAACAACTGTAGTGGTGGAACTTGGCACAGTGTATAAAGTAAGTGGAGTTCCAGCACTGGCTGGCATCGCACCATTTGTTTTTACTTTAAAAGTATTAGCCATTTATCCTCCTATCCTAAAGCGATTGCTAGTGGCAAGGCGTTTGGGTCAGTTTCGCTAATAGTACCAGTAACACTCATCGTACTTGTCAAAGCATTACTTGATATATTTAATTGTAAAATTTCTACGTTATCTGTGCCATCATTCATTTTTAATTTTAAAACCCCTGATGTAGCAGTATCTACCCATAGAGTACCAGCAACTGCTGATGATGGGGCAGAACTTCCACTATGTTGAGAGTTTATTGCCGATAAAATATTATTCAATTCAGTTCTAAATGAACTAAAACCTTGATTCGCTAAACTAACATCTGATACCTGAGCCATGTATTATCTATATCCTTTCTTATTTAACTTTGCAACCCATAACCTTTAGCGATGTAATCAAAAGTTCTATCAACCGATGCACCACTTGAATTAACAAAAGCAATCGTAAAACCAGATACTGTTTTAGAACTTATTGTAAATACATCGCCTGTTGCCATATTTTGAGCAGATATACCTATCGCTGGTACTGCATAAAATGGGTTTGTGTAAGTAATTGTTTTACTGCCTGATGATGTAGCAACATCACTCTCTGCAAAAGTTCTCTCTTCCATGTTTAATTTTATTTGCATTTGTTTGACGTTACTTGATGTTTGGTCATCGTCATTTGTTAATTTAAGTCTAAATTTTGCAAACTTAAATTTAAAAGTTGCAGATTGAGTAATATCAACAAAACTTGTGCAATCAGCTAATGATGTAGTTGAGGTTGCTATTTGTACTCTATGGAATGCGTGTATTTGTTCTGTGCCATCAAAAGGTGCTTTAGCCTCATCAAATAATAATGCACCTCTACCACTGTCAAATAAATCGTATGGGTTTTCTGCATCAAGAGTAATTGTAGGCTCTATATTACCATCATAAATCTGTGCTAAAGTAAGACTATTAACAAAATTATAAAAACCTTTTGCGTCTCTGTTTGAGTTGTTAAAGTTTGGGTTTGATGTGGTATCTGTACCCCCTAATTCAAAATCACCACTTGCCGAATCGAAATTACCAACAGTGTCATCAAAATTAGTAACTGTATCTAAAGATAATATAGTATCACCAGATGGGTCTATTTTTACAGCTAGAGGAAAACTAGCGTCCATTTGATCTGCCCCAGTAAAAATATCAGGGGTTTCTGTAATAGTAGATATTGTTTGATATGCTTGTATTGCTGATATATTTGTTGTAACGATAGTTGCCTCTGCTGAGGTATTACCATTTTTATCTACTGCTTTTATTAGATAACTACCAGTTCTGGCTGGTACTATTGCCGAGTCGCATTTTCTTCTAGGACATCTAACTAAATTTGTTGAATTTAGCCAGTTTGCACCAGTCGTTACATTTTGATACCTTATTTCGTAAAACGATATATCTAGGTCTGATTGCTGACTTGGTGGAGTCCAAGTAAGTTTTAAATGGTCTTGACCATGCATTTCAACAGCAAAATCTTGAACATTACTAGGCACTTCAACGCCACCTACGATAGTTCTTGTTGTAGATACAAATGTTGATTTGACCCCAAGAGTATTAACTGCTCTTGCTCTTACTTGGTATTCAGCACCATCTATTACGTTCAAATGTTGATATTCTAATATCTTACCAACTGCGATTTCTCTAAACGAATCAGTAACAGAATTACCATCTTGATCTTTTGTTTGTTTGATTTGCACCTCGTAATTATCAACAAAGTTATCTGGCGATGCACCAATAGTTATAATTAATCTAGTAATAACAATACCATCAGCATACTCTATCAATTCGTCATCTAGTGTTACACTTGCTGGTGGACTTACTGAAAAAGGGTTTGGCAGTGTCGTATCTGGTATCGTTGCCACTTCTTGTTGCGTTCCAAAGGTATAATAACTGTCTTGATGCTCAGATAGTTGTAAACCAATACTTTCATCTGCATTCAATGACATACCCTGTACTCTAAAAGGTTTTGCAGAAAAACTTGGCGTTGCATGAGTTACATTTACAATATCACCTATGCTAAGTTCTAAGGCTGTAGCATCTGCTTTCAATGTAACGTCTAAACTTGATCTAGACCTACGCAATATTATCTCTGCCATTTCCTGAGCCTGATATGGGCTTGTAAGCATTGGAAAGTCAAATCTACCCTCTAAGAGTATGCCACCATCAGCAGTTTTCATAGTTGCGTGTTGATCTGCTGTGGCTATGCCAGTTTCATTTACTGGAGGAAACTGAGCCTGATCTGATTGAAAATTTTTATCTGGGTTTATAAAATTTACTATTACTCTGTTATATCGTGAATTTTTGTTTTTACTTGATACTGTTATCCCACCTAAAATATTATCTTCAGTTAAAGTTATAGATGCAGAACCTGACGATTCGACTAATATTTTATATTGTCCAGCACTAAAATTTAAAAATGCTCTTGAACCTTTGACAAACTCTTTAACATTATCAATAGCCTTTTTTGATGTATCTACAACTGTATTGCTGTCCATTAAGTCTATTTGACTAGCACCACTAAAAGGAGTTATTTTTGTATCGCAAACATCGCCAGCTACTTGCCAGTCAGCATAGTTAGAATCAAAATATGTATCTGTAATACCCATACCAAATCTATCGTTTCTTAAATAATCAAGTAATTGATAAACTGGGTTATCTGAGTATTCCCATGTAGTAGAGTCGTTTTTTCTATGTGAGCCACTACCACCAGTAACAGTGCTGTCTAAGTTTGGATTATATATTTTTCTACCTTTTACAACTGCATTGACTGTAGGCAAAGAGCCAAATTTATCTGAGTTCCATGTAAATTTTAGGGCTAAATATGCGTGTCCTCTAAGGCGATGATCGCTTGTCCATGATGATAAACCTGATAATAAACTAGATGCACTTTGAGAATCAGTTCCAAAATGAGGTTCTACAGTAATTAAACTAGCTGAGTTTTCAGTATCAAAAAAATTAGAATCAGAACTTGCTACTGTTATTTGTGTATTGTCAGCAATATCAGCGTTAAATGTAACAAGATTATCATTTACAAATATTTGAGTAATATCATCTATTTCGCCCTCACTAAGTACGATAGCCATAAATAACGATTCGTTATCAGTGCCTGAACTTTCGAGAAAAACAACATTACCCCCTACTTTTCTTGTTCCATAAATTACTGGTATATGAGCATTCGCACTAAATTTATTAACTAAAACGCCCTTTGCATTGATGTCTTGTTGCATATCCCCAAAGTCAGGAATATCAGGCTGTGGGACTAACCAGCCTACAAAGTCCTCTACAAGATCAACAACTGCATCAACAACATCAGTAACAAAATCAATGACTTCTTCAAAAGGATTAAAACCACCCATTTATATCAGCCTCCAATTACCACCCATATTTTCAAAACCTAGTTTTGCAAACACTGGATCAACACCTAGACCTGAAGTTATAGATAAAACTATTTGCATATCGCCACTAATTTTTTTTACAGAATCAATCATTTGTTTTACTATTTTGAAATTTCTATATTCTGGTTTTATGTAAATCATTTGTATCATCATTATTTCTGTTTTACTAAAAAAGTATTCTGTTTTGTTGAACATACAACAACCTATCAATTCGTTTGTATCTAAATCTCTAAGCAATATAATTTTGCCTCTTTTTAATATTGTATTGATGAAGTTTAGACCTTTGCCTCTATCGACCTCTGGATAATCTAAGTCAATTAAGTCTGTTTCTTTATAATGCACTAATAAATTATAAATATCTATAACATCGCTTTTATCAGCATAAAGCTGATGTATGCTTGTCATTCTCTACCCCATTTTATGTCTTTAACAGTAAGAGAGGCAAACTCCATACCCTTATCACCACTAAAAAACCTTTGCTGTGAATTATCGGTCGTTGTTCTACCACCAACTTTACTAAAGTTACCCCAGTGTGAAGTAACACTAATAATTAGATTTGCAGTGCTTGTATTATCGTTAATTTTGTATTCGTCTATCGTTCCATAAAATAATAAAAATGGGTCAGATATGAGAGCATTATTTGCATCAAGATAACCTTTATACAAACTCACATTAGTATTAATTATATTTTCATTCAGAGCAACAGCTACATAGGTTTGATCTACTGCTGATAAACTAAAGGATAAAGTGTTTTTTGTAGGTTTATTTGTTTCGTTTGCCCCTGTAATACTTCTTAGATGACCATTAGATAGATATGTTTGTGAACTACCTGAAACACTAGATGTTAAATCAAATGGTGCTGTAGTAAGATAGACTCTTGATGAAAACTCAATATCAACTAAAAAAACTGGGTCTAGTATTCCAGTTGCTAGTTCTGTTTTAACTGCACTTGTTAATCCTCTTGGCATTACAAACTTTCAATGACATCAAATTCATATCTAAAGATAGGGTTTCCATCTTTATCATTTTGGTTAATTTTAAACTCTTGCACATCGCTAGTTAGATGAACAGTAAAAGGAACAGCATCATAAGTTACAGCACTATTATTAGCTAATGCAGTTCTCAGTGGTGGCTCTATTGTTACAGTTGCAGAATTACTTGATGATGTAACATCAGCAACAATCATATAAACTTTATCGTGAGCAAACTTTATAAAGTCACCAGCTTTCAATCTACCAGCACCATCGCCAGCGAAACCATCAATGTCTATTGTTGTATCTGCTGAGGAATGCACCCCATTAACAAGTAAAGTACCAGTTTCACTACCAAGAGCATTGAATGTACTTGGCAAGGTTATGGTAAAACTTTCCTTTCTTGATCTTTGTTTCATAATGAAAGCCATAATGGGGGCAAAATCCTCTCGTTTCATAGGAGGGAATGAAACTGTAAAACTAAATCTTTGTCCTTGAACTTGTCGTCTAAATGTTTTTCCACTGTCTGTTTCTGACAGTAAAGTCTTTTGATTGTTCTTGATATTAACAG